CCCCCCCTCAACCCTCCCCCCAACGCCCCCGTGGGGGCAGAAGAGAAGAGAGGAGAAGAGAAGAGAAGAGATACAGAAAACCCCCCCAACCCCCCGCAAGCGGGGGACGCGGGCGAGGCGAAGGCGAAAGAGCCACGCAAGGTCATTCCGGCATACTCCGAGGCGTTCAATCGATTTTGGAACCGGTACCCACGGGTCAGGCGCGTCAACAAGGTGGGCGCTTGGAAGATCTGGGAACATGACGAGATCGAGCGCCCCCAGAAGCCCGGCCAGCGGCTGCTCCTCGACATCGTGATGCAGAGCCTCGAGGACCACATCAAGTGCGACCAGTGGCAAAATGGATTTGTGCCGATGCCATACACCTGGCTGAACCAGAAGCGTTGGAGCAACGACCCACCTATTAGGGAGAAACCCGAATGACGACCACCACCAAGACCGCCGGCATCGAACCCGAGGAGGTCACCATCCTCGCGTGCCTGCTCACCGGCGACGAGACCGTCCGAATCTGGGCCCGCCGCATGGGCATCTCGAGCGACATCATGGGCCACGACCGGCTGCGTGAGCTCTACGACTCCCTGCTCATGGCCAGCCAAGTCACCGAATGCCCTCGGCACATGCAGCTCATCGAGCGGCCACTGCCACCCCACTGCGCACCGCATCGCAGCCTGTTCACCGCGACGGAATACTGGAGCGGCATGCCGGGCTTCGAGGCGCGGCTGCAGGCGTTTCAGCGGGCGTGCCGCCTGAGGCTCAAGGCGTGGGCGCCCGAGGTGCTGCGGATCATCGCGGCCAAGATCGAGAAGGGCACCGCCGGCAAGGAGGTGCAGCACGCCGCCGAGCTGCTCGCCTTCGCCGCGTGGACACCTCTATACTCGGGCCCTTGGGTCTACCGCCCAGGCGAGGAGGTGACCAAGTGAACGACTACAGCGACTTCCCCGCATGGATCGACCGGGCCGCCATCGAGGCGAGCCTGGCCAAGCACCGGTCGCCGGCCGACATGATGACCGGACGCATCGACGGCATCATCGACGGCACCATCAAGCCGGTGGCCACGCCCTGGCCAGCGTTTGACGACATCAAGGCCGCCATGCCGGGCACCCTCAACGTCGTGTGCGGCGACCCCGGCAGCGCCAAGAGCTTCCTGGTGCTGCAGCTGATGGCTCATGCTCACCGGGCCGGCGTGCCCGTGGCGATGCTCGAGCTCGAGTGCACCCGTGAGTGGCACCTCATGCGGTACCTCGCGCAGCTCTCAGGCGAACCGCAGGTGACCAGCCTCGACTGGATTGCGGCCAACCCCGACCGCATCCGCGGGCTCATGGACCTGCACCGCAGCAGCCTAAACAGCCTGGGCAACGTCATGGACGTGGCTGATGGCAAGCTCCTGACCCACCGCGACGTGCTGCGATGGGCTCAGGCCAAGCTCGAGCAGGGCGTCAAGGTGCTGGCCATCGACCCCATCACCGCCATGCAGCCGAGCGAGAAGCCGTGGGAAGACGACCAGAACCTCATCACCGGCCTGCGGCGTCTGCTCGAGCGGCACCACGCCGCCGGGTGGTTGGTGACCCACCCCAAGAAGGGCCGCAAGACCGAGATCTCGATGGAGGTTCTGGCCGGCGGCGCCGCCATCAGCCGTTTTACCGACGTGGTGCTCTGGCTTGAGCGCCGTGAGCGGCCCGAGACCCACGTGGTCTTCGGCAAGCGACGGTGGGACGGGACCGAGACCGAGGACCGGCACCAAGACATGGTGCGAGTGCTCAGGGTGCTCAAGTGCCGCGACGGCGTGGCCGCCGGCAGGAATCTGAGTGTGCGACTGGACCCCAAGAGCCTCACCGTGGAGGCCCTCGGGTGGATCAAGCGGGTGGAGAAGCCCGACAGCCAAGACAACGAGTGCAACCCATTCTGACAGGAGGAACGATGACGACCGACAGGCACATGCAGGTGGCGGCCGAGCTGCTTGAGGCAGCCCAGAAGCGAGCGGAACAGGCCGAGGCCGACCGAGAACTGCTGGCGACGATGGCGTTGACGCATCGACGTGTGATCCATGTGATGTTCGATCACTTGGGCGGCAATAAGACAGAAAACCTCACCAAGGCCGTGCAAGATGCACTGGATGCGACCATCGCCAGCAAGGACGCCATGGATCGAGCGATCAAGGCGGCGGAGCAAAACATCGCGGCGCAGGCGAAGGAGGCCAAGTGAATTACGAAGATGCACACAGCCTGATCGGCGACGGCGACGGCAACGGCGACGGCGACGGCTACGGCAACGGCGACGGCTACGGCAACGGCAACGGCTACGGCAACGGCTACGGCACCGGCTACGGCTACGGCATTGGTTACTAAGCGGCACAGCCGCAGAAAGTGAGTGAGGAATGTTGATTCAGAAGGCAATCGAAACGGCAGTGAACAAAGCTCTTGGCGTCGAGAGCGACCACATCACGCAGCAGAAACTCCAGATCGTGGTGTTGCAGCGTGGTTGGGTTGTCGTCGGCATGGTGGCCATCAGCGGCGACGACGTGACCATCGGCAACGCGAGCGTGATTCGCGTGTGGGGCACGACGAAGGGCATCGGCGAGATCGCCATGAACGGTCCGACCAAGGACACGGTGCTCGATTCGTGCGGCGTCGTGCGTGCCCACAAGGGCAGCGTGGTCATGTACATCGACTGCGTGGAATTGAAGTGGGCTGGCAAGTTGCCCTGACGCGGGCGAAGGAGGCAAAGTGAATAACGACGAACCGGCGATGAGTCTGCGCGACTACTTCGCGGCCAAGGCAATGCAGGCCATGATCGGAAACTTCCGCATCGTGAACCATCGGAACCCACTGATTGACGGCGATGTGAGCACGACGGAACCGCACCGCGAGATGATGCTGGACTACAACATCAAGACCGGCGAGTGCGAGGGTGCCGCCGAGATTGCCGGTGATGCCTATGCCATCGCCGACGCCATGCTTTGTCAGCGGGTGAAGGAGGCCAAGTGAAAGCCACCAACCTGCTTCCAACCCCGGCAAGGCCGAATCCTGACACGCCCAGCCACGCCGAGGCCGTGGGGCGGCCCGAGCTGCTTCCAAGGCCGCCAGCCCGTCCTGAGCCGTTTGGCCGCGACTGGTTCAGGCTCGCCGGCAGGATCGACATGCCCAACACCATGGCCGACTGGCCGACGACGCCGCCGACCAACTGGGGCAAGGACGGCCGCATCAAAGCCGCCGACTACCGCCTGCGGTACACCTGGACCGAGTGGTGCCGCGAGCGGCCTGCCATCCTGCTCACCCTGATCCTCGAGCGGGTGCAGGAGGCCAGCCGCGGCCACCTAGTCGAGCGCTCATGGGCCTTCTGCGTGACCGAGCAGAGCAACCTCGAAATCATCAGGCAGGCATGGCAGCACGTGGTTGGCTGCATCATGTGCAGGAGCAAGCCCGCCATAGCCGAACGCATGCGGGTGATGTGCAAGGTGTGGTGCCACACCAAGGCCGCCGGCATGAGCTGTTTGGACATCTCGAGGATGACCAGGACGCCATACACCACCACCACGAAAGCCAAGCATGGACGTGCGTGACGCCGAGTACCACCGGATGCAGCAGGAGCTCAACTACCTGCGCGACCAGCTCGCCCGCGTCAAGCTGCAGCTCGCTGGCACCAAGGCGGAGAACGCCGAGTGGCGGCGGATCTTCGTGACCGGCATTTGGATCGACGACCGCAAACCACAGGAGAAGCCATGAACGACCTCGACACCGCCAAGGCCATCATTGTCGCCGCCGGCGTCGGCTGGTACATCGCACCCAGAGAGAACATCAAGCCCTACGACTTTGCCGGCGCCATCGCCAACGCCATCGCCGAGGCGCGTGAGCAGGGCCGCCAAGAGGCACGCAAAGAGCCCGCCAAGAAGACCAAGGCCGACAAGCCGACCGTATAATCACATCCATGCCGAAGCACATCCTGAACAACGCACCTCGGCACGTGCAAGCCCTCGTCCGCGAGATGGCCGAGAACAAGGCCATCACCAGCAAGCACATCATCGACCGCCTGCCCGGCGTCAACCGTCACCACGTCAAGCTCTGGCTCCGCGGTGACTCGCACCGCCTGGCCGAGGGCACCATCGATCGCATCCTTGAGGTGGTGGTCAAGGCCTAGGTACCATGATGGTGATGCAAGTGACCAAGCGAGATCTCGACAAGGCCCGCCAACTGGCCGCCACTTTCATGCTCGCGGCCAAGGCCAAGAACATGAGCGAGATGGTCGCCGCGCTCGACGCCGCCGAGCGCAGGGTGGCCGAGACCCTCGCCCTCTGGCGTGAGCTGGGCAAGCTCAAGAACACACGACCACACCAAGAAGGGGCCGACTGATGGGATACGCCGAGAACGCCGTCACCAAGTGCGTCCTCGGCGCCATCACGCTCCACAGCGCAGGAAGCCACCCGGCAGTCTTCACGCGCGTGCAGTCGGGCATGATCCGGGTGGGCGACCGCCTCATCCGCATGGCCGCGGCCGGCACCGCCGACTTTATTGGCGTCTACCGCGGACGAGCCGTGGCCCTGGAGGTCAAGACTTCCAAGGGCAGGCAGGCCGACAGCCAGCGAGAATGGGAACAGGCATGGACCGCCGCCGGCGGCGTCTACCGCGTCGTCAGGTCCGCCGCAGACACCCTCGAGCTGTTCCAAGAGCTCGACCAGGAGGCCGAGGGTGCCCTACATCCGCCGAGGTGAGAAGGCCACCCCATGGGTGCCGTGGGCCGACTGGTTCAACAGCGACCAAGACAAGGGCCAGCGTCGGCATCAAACACGACTCAAGGCAGACCGTAAAAGCGTTAAGCGTGCCCTCGCCATGGAGCTGGGCCGGCGTGTGGTCTGCACCTGGAAGCGAATCGGCCAGACCGAACGCCTCGAGATTCGCGGCGTCCTAGTCCGCGTGTACCCCTACATCCTGCCGGGCATCGTCGTCTGCGTCGTCAAGCTCTCGACCAAGAAGACCATGCGCGTGGAATCATCGCGCGTCCGCTATGAGGTGAATACCCCATGATCTGGCACGCCATTCTTGCCGTCGAGCTCATCGCGCTAGCCATCGCCATGGTGTGGTGGAGAGCACGCAGCCGAGTACACTGTTCCCATGCTCAGGTACGCCATTCTCGCCATCGTGCTCGCGTCCGCCTCAGGATGCAACGGCAAGCCCAGCGCAGCGGCAACTGGCACCGGCCTACCTGCGGCCGTGGCCACCACCAGGGAAGCCGCCAAGGCCGTGCAGGCCGCAGCCGCCAAGATCGAGACCGCCAACACCGAGGTGGCCAAGGTGGCTGACCTTGCCGACCAAGCCACCACCATCGCCGCCGGCGTGGCTGAGCTGCGGACCACCGGCGGCACCCTCGAGGCCACCAGCGTCACCCTCGGGGCCGACGCCAAGAAGGTCGCCGAGCTGCAGGACCAGCTGGCCGCCGCGCAGAAGCAGGTGGCCGACCTCAAGGCCAACAAGGACAGCTGGCTAAGCCGCCTGCTCGGCATCGCAGCCGTGGCCGGCCTTGGCCTAGCGGTGGTCTCGATGGTCTGGCTGCGGAACGGGCAGGGGGCCCTTACCGGCATCGCCGTCTTCGGCGCCGCCATCGCCGGCCAATGGATCTTGGAGTACCGCATCGTGATCGGCATGGCCGCGCTGGGTCTGGCCGCGGCGTGGGTGGTCTACGCCCTGCTCCGCGAGCGGAAGGCCTCGAGCGAGGTGGTCCGCCTAGTCGAGACCTTCAAGCCCAGGCTCGACGCCGAGAGCTTCAAGACCGTGGCCAACGCCATCCAGAGCAAGAGCACCAAGCGGGTGGTCGATGCCATCCAGCGAACCTTGGGAATCAACAAGGGCACCGCAGCATGAGCGCAGAGACCGCCGTCGTAGACAGCACGCTTATGAGCCTGGCACGCGAGAGCATCGTGCTCATCACCGTGCTCATCATCACCTTCGTGGCGTGGTTTATCTGGTCCAAGATCGTCCACCCGTTCCAGCTCAAGCAGGCCGAGATCTCGGTGGCGACCGCCGAGGCCCTAGCCGCCATCCAGCAGACCACGCAAGCCGTGACCCTGACCTCCAAAGAGGTAACCGAGCAGGCCAAGCAGCTGGCCCAGCTCGCCGGCAACCTCAACGACCTCATGCAAGCCATGTTGGCCGGGGCACCATGCCAACGCGGCGGACACTGGCCGAGCAACGGGCCTAACAGCAGACCTTGATACACTGCTGGCATGAAGAAGCTGGGCAGTGAATCCGAGGGGGCAAGGGGGGAGACCGAGCTGGTGGCCAAGATCGTCGATGGCCAGCACACTAGGGCCAACGTGAAGGCGGTGATCGCGGCGCTGGACGACTTTGGCGTCCGAGGCGTGCCGGTGCCCAAGAAGATGGCCGAGGCCATCCCGCGGGTGGTGGTCAAGCTGCTCGAGAACGCCAGCCCGAGGATCAAGGCCGCGGGCGTCAAGCTCGCCCTGGCGGCCATGAAGCACAACCTCGAGGTGCACCAGCACGCCGACAAGATGGCCAGGCTTGACGCTGGCCAGGCGACCGAACGCCATGAGATTCAGCTGTACGGCAAGGACGCGCCAGTGGAGGCCGTGTGAGCTACACGCCTTACGGCGGCATCCGCGGCGTGTGGCACAGCAGGGCCACCGAGGTCTTGGCGCCGGGGCCCGCGGGCACGGGCAAGACCCGCGGCATCCTCGAGAAGGTCCACCTCTACCTGCTCAAGTACCCCGGCACTAGGGCGCTCGTCTGCCGCAAGACGCGGGCCTCGATGACCGAGAGCGTGCTGGTGACGTTCGAGGCCAAGGTGGTGCGGGCAGGCTGCAACCTCAACAACCAGAGCCGGCGGACCAGGACCGGGTACGACTACGAGAACGGCAGCGCCATGGTGGTGGGCGGGCTCGACAACCCCGACCGCATCATGAGCACCGAGTACGACATCATCGCCGTGTTCGAGGCCACCGAGTGCTCCGAGGACGACTGGGAGAAGCTCACGACCCGCCTCAGGAACGGCCGCGGCCCGTACCACCAGATCATCGCCGACTGCAACCCCGCGGCACCGTCGCATTGGCTCAAGCGTCGGGCCGACCGCGGGCAAATGGAAGTGCACCAGTGCCAGCACCAGGACAACCCGGTGCTCTGGAACCGCGACCTAGGCCAGTGGACAGAAGCCGGCAACAAGTACCTGGCGACTCTGCAGAGCCTGACCGGGCACCGCCGCGCTCGCCTGCTCGACGGCCGGTGGTCTGCGGCCGAGGGCCTCGTTTACCCCGAGTTCAACCCGGCCACCCACGTGGTGAACGCCATGCCGCCAGGGTGGGAGAAGTGGTCCAAGATCCGCAGCATCGACTTTGGATACGTCCACCCGTTCGTCTGCCAGTGGTGGGCCATCGACCCCGACAGCCGCCTGTACCTCTACCGCGAGATCTACCACAGCCGGCGGACGGTGGCCGACCACGCCGCCATCATCAACCGTTACAGCGACGGCGAGACCTACGTGGCGACCGTGACCGACCACGACGCCGAGGACCGTGCCACGCTCGCGGCCCACGGCATCCAGACAGTGGCGGCCAACAAGGAACACCGCACCGGGCGTGACGCCGTGCATGAGCGACTGCGTGTGCAGGGCGACGGCCGGCCACGCTTGTACCTGCTCGCCAGCGCCACGCTCGAGACTGACCGCGAGCTGTACCAAGCCAAGAAGCCCACCAGCACGCTGGCCGAGTTCGACTGCTACCTGTACCCACCAGGACAGGACGGCAAGGCTCCCAAGGAGGAGCCGATCAAGCTGTACGACGACGGCCTCGACGCCATGCGGTACGCCATCATGCACCTCGACGGGCCCAAGGCTTCAATGGGCGCGTGGGTGGGGCGTGTCGCCGACGCGGGTACACTGCACGAGGCGACCGACACACGCGGATGGGCATGACCACCATGGCAAAGCGAACCACCAAGAAGGCGATTGAACCCGACCAGCGCGAGATTCCCGGCGCGTGGGTGTCGGCATCGCTCATCCCGGGCGAGTCATCGACCAGTTACAACAACCAGAACACGGGCCGCGACTACGAGCTGGTCACGCGCGGCATCACGGGCACGGCCTACCGGGCGGCGACGATCAACGCCACGGTGCTGTCGGGCCAGACGCTGCGGCTGTTCCGCAAGACCGGCACGGGCATCGCCAAGGCCGGCCGCAAAGTGGCCGAGAAGCGGATGGTGAAGCACGCAACCAACCGCGGGCGGGTCAAATCGCTCATCGGCAAGGCGGCCACATACGCCAACCGTGCCGGCGACCAGGTGGAGGAGGTGCTAGACCACCCGGTGCTCGAGCTGCTGCAGAACCCCGATCCGATCTACACCGGAAGCATGTGGCTGCACATGCTGTTCTGGTTCAAGGAGGTGTCGGGCCGCTCGTACCTTTACGTGGGAGAAAAGGTCAACGGCGTGCCGGTGTCGGCCTACATCCTGCCCTCGCAGTTCGCCTGGCCGATGTTGAGCGACACGGGCTTCATCGCCGGGTACTACTACGGGCGGAACCGGGCCTCGCCCATGCGGATCGCGGCCGAAGACGTGGTGTACCTGCGGCAGCACGGCAGCCCGGTGCACCCCGCGGGCGGCATGTCGTGGCTGTACAGCGTCATGGCAGAGACCGACATGGAAGCCGCGGCCCTCCAGGCTGAGGCGCAGCGGTGGCTCAACGGCGGCATGCCGGGCATGGTGTTCAAGGCGGCCCCGACCACGACCGACGCCCAGATGCGGCAGATCAACGCCCACCTCAACCAGAGCACACGCGGCGTCGGCAAGGCCGGGTCGATCCTGTTGCTCCGCGACACGGAGCTGGTGCAGTACGCCACCAAGCCCCACGAGATGCAGTACGTGGAGGGCATCACCGCGACTGAGAAGCGGATCTACGACGCCGCAGGCATCCCCGAGCCGATCTACCGGCTCAACAGCGCCAACCTCGCCTCGGCGACGGTGGCGAACGCCCAGTACATGCGGTACACCATCGCGCCGCGGCTCGCCACGCTGGCCGGCGAGCTGACCGAGCTCCTGCTGCCTCACTACGGCGTCGAGCCAGGGGACATGTGGTTTTGCTTCGACGACCCGACGCAAGACGACCAGATCGCCCTGGCGGCCGAGCTGCGGGCGGCCGAGGCGCAGGGCATCATCACGCCCAACGAGTACCGCGCGGTGATCGACCTTGAGGCGCTGCCCGACGAGCAGAACCTGCTGCGGTACCGCCAGACCGAGGCGCCGGCCCCGATGGGCATCTTCGGCGCGGGCCCGCCGGCGAAGGCCGAGGACATGCCCAGCGAGGACGTGGGCGAGGCGTCGGTGGACGTCGAGCA